GAGAAAACAACCAAAGTTACACGGTTACACCGGTTACGCCTATATTTACAAAAAACTTTTATTTTTTTTTTCAGCTCCTATATACATATAACGCGTTTATTTGTAACCGCACCGCAAAGAAAAGCCCGCGATCCGTGAACCGCGGGCTATGGTTTAGCTTGAGCCAACACCATTATAAACGCCTTTTCCTTCACAAGAGTTAGGAACAGTTTGTCCTCTCTCTTTAAGAATTTCCGCATATACTTTTGCGGCATTCTCGTTGCGAAGACTTTTCTGATGCCCAATAGCTCCAGAATAAGTTTCTAAAGCGTTTCGATAGAACTGTAATAGTTCTTCGTTACTCAACTGATTATAATCAGTCATGGTAAACCTCCGTAGTATGTAGGACCGTGGTCCATTGTCAAAGAACATGAAGCTTGCCCGCTTCATAAGATGGGTTATTCCCACCTATAAATACATACTATCACAGGTATGCGATAAAGTCAAGAGTTATTTCTTTCCTGTTCATCTGCTAGACGGTCAAACATCTTGGAGAAATGACGCAGCTCTTCGATGGTAGCCTTTGTATAAATTAATTTAATCAGTTTTTTAACTAAATGATCTCGTGATTTAAACGCCTTCACTGAATCTTCAAGCATTAACTTTGCTATGTAATCGGTTGACCCTTCGTTCACCAATTTGCCCCGAAGACCTTTTTGAAGACTTCATTAAGCATTATTTCAAGTTTAAGTTTTTCGGGGTCTTCTACGGCTTTTGCTAGATATACTTGAACTTTCATTTTGAATCTCCTTTTAGTATTTCTAGTGCATTCATTAAGCCAGCGGCTGTGTCTGAGTATAGTTTGCCACCTGACTCAACAGCATTACCTAGTAATACATCAGGTTCTTCTAGTAAGTCTTCCAAGGCTTTAATAGCTTGCTTCAATCCATGTATGTCGGGCCCTCTTAACTTTTTAGGCGCGGGGTTTGCATAATCAGCCGTAATTGTCATCTCCAAGCCCCAGTTATCCGAATGCGACAAATTCAATGCCATTTCGTCAGCCATTTTCCAAACCCGCTCAACATAATAATTGTCTTGCGGTACAATTAATTCAGCCAATGGTTCGCGATCTTCGCCCCACAATTTGATAACTGCTTTCATCCTACAACACTCGACACGATTGCGGCGGCGGTTCCTGCCACGATTGCTGTTAAGAGGGCTCGAACCAAGAGTTTATGTCGGATGTACCACGGTTCTGGGGCCACGTTTACCCAAACGTTATTATTTGTAAGGTTGTAGTCGATGGCTTCAGCTTTACCCATTTCTTTGTGGGAAGGTTTTTTAAACGTTTTATTAGCTTCAGCGTATTTTTCTATTTCAGCTTCACTAAAGTAGCGCATACCGTTGATTATCTCTCCTTTAGGGAAAGATTCTTTTTTTATGTGATATTCCAATTTTGGGGCCTTAATTTCATATTTTTTGCAAACGTCTATTTTTGCAAGCATTATTTTATTTGACATAGTAATCTCCATAGTTATGTGTTCTTACTATATGGGATTTTATGCGTTCGTGTCAAGAGCCCTACTTGGGCTTCCAATTATCGATTTCAGCGTACCAATTACCCGTGCGTCCGCTTTCCTTAACTTGTACGTTGATCCAATCATCACTTTTTTCGGACAACCATGCAATTAATTCTACACGTTTTATACTTAGATTACACTTAACAAAAGCGGGGGCTTTTTCATTGGGTTTTTTAGCCATTAGGCCATTAATAAAATCTGCCATGTTTAGTCTCCAAAAAAATTGTCCCCAGTCGCGGGCAAGCAACTGAGGACCTTTTACTACGGAGTGCAACTTAAGCTGCACGGTTAATGTGCCACGTTTGTATGGGATAAGCAATACTAAATCGCATACTTATTGCGGGTATTCGGCGTAATTAGGGTCATCTTCTATTGTCAGAAAGCATGTATGGCACTTTCTCACAAGTTTTTTATCTGTTTTTTCAATTATTTGTAAAGTTTGTTCACATTTTGGGCATTTGTTTTTTATCAGCCGTCTATGTATAGGATTTTCAACGTTATTTGTCATTAACAGTATCTTCAACCACAGCTTCGTGATCCGCGGTTTGTGCGTCCTTGTACCAGTCAAATACCAATCGAAGTTGCCCTCCAATGGTTCGGCCCTCTGCTTTAGACAGTTTTTTTATTTCTTCATAGACCTCGCGTGGTACGAGGACACTTTTCCAACGTGTTGTATCCATTTTTTTCTCTCCAAGCCTCGCTTTGTCTAGGATATTATAAGATAATATGCAAGAATGCAAGAAAAAGGAGGTAAATTTATGAGTTTTGTTCTCTTTGGCCAGATGCAGGACCCGAACATTGCATCATTACGACCATATTTTGATTTGTTTCTGGATCAGGAGGCTGATTATACGTGGGACTTGAACACAAACATTCTTGTGCAGGGTGGAGAACCTGTTACTATTAGCGGGTTTTTTGGCAGAGCTAACGTTTTTAGTGAAAACACACACCAACGGTATAATAATTGGTATCTTATGGTTAATTATCTTAAATCTAATCCAGAGATAGCCTGTTATAATCGAAACTATGACCACATAACCCCTATCAAGGCCGCTAATCTTCGTCGAGCCCTAGCCGCGGGTCTTAAAATACCGCGCACAATTATTGGTAAGGGGCCTATAGACGGCGATTGCATTGTTAAACCACTTACGGGGGGTCTGCATTGTCAGTCAGGTAATGAATCGTTGTACACAGGTATTATCCAACATCGTATGAAGGGGACAAATAGACGTTTGTTTTTAATAGGAGAACAGCATTTTGGTTTTAAGTTAGAAACTACGGAGTTGGATTACCGTGATGATCCCCATACGAAAGTGTCGTCGCATTATTTTTCTCCAGACATGGTAAATAAGGTAAGAACCGTGGCGCGTGGTTTAGGTTTAACTTTTTGCGCGGCGGATTTTATGGGAGATGTTTTTTTAGAAATAAACAGCGGGCCCATGTTTGCAGCTTTTAATAATGTTGTAGGTGGTGCTTTAGCAAAAGCTATTTATACCGAGTTAAAATAAAAAAACCCCAACCTTTTTTAAGGGTTGGGGTAAAGTAGGACAAGCGTAGCTTTGTCGAGCAGAAAAAAACTACATGGACTCACCCCAAGACGGTCCCATTTCAATATCACATTTACTGGGGACCTCTAACGGAAGAACATTCTCCATTATCCTAGCTATTTCATTAGCTTCGTCAAGATTTTTTACGGACATAGCAATTTCGTCATGAATTTGCACAAGTGGGAGCTTTCCTTTTTGGTAAAGAGCCACCATTGCTTTTTTTGTCATGTCTGCGGCAGACGCTTGGATCAACCGGTTCAGGGCTTTATATGTGTAAGCCCTCTTTAGACGCGTAGTGGCCCCGTAGGTGGACACCGCTTCCCTGTAAGGCAGGGCTTTGTTCATTGCGAACGTATCGGGTTCCCACATGTCAAAGCGGCACTTACGGCCGCCCAGTGAGCGCAGAGCCCCTGCCGAAGAATTTTCGTTCAGTCTGTTCATTACGCCGGTCATCAAACCTTTAACAAAAGGTACGCGGTTGTGGTATTGCTTGACGAGTTTTTTGGCTTCTTCTACTGTAATATCTAAGCTTTCAGCCATTTTATTTACACCCATACCATACATTAGCGCGAGATTAATTGTCTTTGCTTGCTTACGGGGAATGTTTGTCATCTCCGCAACCATTGTATGGAAGTCTGTTGCGGGGTCCGTGTTGTATGCTTCGACGAACTCGGCCGCACCTTCGAGTGGAATACCTCGTGTTTTGCCGTAGACATGTGCGTAGTGAACCAAGATGCGTGGTTCTTGTTGCGAGTAATCGATGGCCGCCCACTGATCGCCTTCTTCCGGCAAGAATAGACTTCGGATCATAGGTCCTAGCTCTGGATCGCGGGCCGGAATTTGTTGTAGGTTGGGGTTTGACATTGAAATTCTACCGCTGACTGTTCCCCCATCGTCTGATCGGATTTGGTTTATGTGAGAATGTATGCGTCCGTCAGCTCTACAATGTTTTATAATTGTGTTTATAAACGTACCTGAAGTTTTGTTCAGGTTACGGGCTTCAACAATTAACTTAGACACAGGATGCGCATGTTCGTTTAGAAAATGTTTTGTGAACGATGGAGCGCCTTTTTCTGTTTTTGGATAAGTTATATCTAATTTATCAAACGCTTTAGACAAAGATTGTGCCGCCCAGATTTCAACCCTAGACCCTGTAATACGGTCAATTTCTTTCATCACTTTTTTTTCACGCTTCAAAAGCATGTCTTTGGTTCGTTCGACGCGGTTTACGTCTATTCTAACGCCTCGCATTGTCATATCAACAAGGCACGGTAAGAGGTCGAGTTCTGTGTTAGCTATGCTCCAAAGGTCTTCTTTACCTAACATTGTAGAAAAGTAATTCCATAATTCTAAGGTAAGTACAGCATCTACTTCCGCATAGGGCCCGACATACATGGCCGGCATTTTCCACATCTCAGCTTTTGGATCGACGCCAAACTCTCTTGCAGCTTCAACAAGAGCTTTTTCTGATTTGGTTTTGCCCAAGTGTTCGTAGGCCAACGCATTCAGACTGTAACTGAACCGGTTTTCATCTAAGAGCGACGCTACAAGCATTGTGTCAATAATGCGTCCATTAACAGTAAAGCCCATGCGTTTAATCCAACCTAGATCATATTGTGCGTTGTGCATGATTTTATCTGCGGGACACTCAAACACCTTTTTAAGCCAACGGTTTACAATCTTTTCATCTAAATTGCCGCCCCCGTAATGCCTAATGGGTATGTAACCAGACCAACCGTCTATTGCCACGGCATATCCTACAACCTCCCCATCACCGGTAGGCCATCCGGGACCATTCTTTTTTAGGTTCGGGTCGCGTGTTTCAACATCAATCGCGATCTTAGCGGCACTTGTGATGTCTGGTAACTCAAGGGGTGGCATCCATTCACTCTTTGGAGCGAACATAGCCATTTGTAGATTTGCCATTTTTTATTTCCTCAATAATTTTATTTACAGGTCGAGCATCTCTTTCGATAAACTCTGCCCCCAGAGCGGTGTATCCCGCCTTATCAACCCATGAATCCTCATGGTCTATTGTTTCGATGAGCCTACTGGTTTTTACCCAGTCCATCATTAAGGTTACGTGTGACGGAGTTAAAAAGCCGTGGCTCTTTAAAGCTCCATTCATAATAATGTTCCAACCATCAGCGATACGCCCGTGATTTTCGTAGGCATCACCGTAGTCTTTTGCACGATCCCCTGTAATTAAGGTTTCTGCTTTATTTAATAATTCATTGCGTTTCATTAATTTGTCACCTGATCTACATCGCCACAGTGAACCATTTCACCATTTTCTTTATCGTATTCAAATTTGACCGTTCTTTTAGGGTCTTTTTCTTGGGCACGTTTAGATTGTTCGTGCGCTTTCCATTCATCCCATGTCATTTTCATTTTTTTTCCTTTGAGTGATAAACTAATACAAAGCTTTCGCATTCAGGGCACGATAAGTTGGTAACTATCGTATGATCGTCACCCGTTGTGTCATCTATCGTTTCACAATCTTCGTCGCCGCCCCAAATTAATTCTGTTCCACATTGCCAACAATTCATAAATCATAGCTCCTTGTCGCGTCTTCTGGTTCAACAATATACAAATTCTGTCGGGTACGCGTTACCCCCACATAAAAAACTCGGTGCATATCATCGGGATTAATTCTCATATCGTTATCTGCCGCGGAACTCAGGTCCGTGAACAGTACGACGTTATCGGCTTCTCCGCCCTTTGACCCGTGGATCGTGGACGCCGTAATACGGGGAATACCATTAAACTTTTCACCGCGACGCAACATAGCCGTGATGTATGCCCTGTCTATCTCAGGCATTTTATCCATGGCTTCGGACCATATTAATTTAGGATCGGCAAGTAATCCGTGCTTGCTAATTAAAACGTCCATCGTTACCATTTCGTCGTCGTCTAAATCGCGGAGCTTTTTATAACCTCGTGTTATACGATTTCCCGTAGACATATAGCTGTAAATCTTACGTGCCACTTCTCCCGATATTTCTTTACCCTTGCGCATCTGTTCCCAACCGTTGACGGCATCGGATATTTTTTCGCTGATAGACCGGTGGCCGCGGTATGTAAACAAATAACCGTTTGATTTCAAGTCACGGGCCACTGGTTGGAGTTGATAACCTGCTTGAGATAAAATTAGCCAAGACCCTTGTGCCATGTCCAGAGAACTTATATGATTGATACGCGCCACATTGCCTCGGTCTTTTTTTGGTTCGTATCGTTTTGGAAATCTTCGTGTAATGCGGCGCACGACATTTTCTGCCAGTTTGTGTACAGTTTGAGGGACACGGTATGATTGGGACAATGTCTCAGACCCTCCGGGCAAATTAATGAAGTGATCAACATCGGCACCGGCCCATCGGTAGATAGCTTGGTCGTCGTCTCCTGCACAATACATACGTTTAGAGTTTTCATCTAGTATATGAGCAATATCCCATTGTAGCGGACTTAAATCCTGCGCTTCATCTAAGAAGCACAGATCAAATTCAGGACAGTACGTGTTTTTTCCAGACACAAACTGAGCTAACATGTCGGTAAAATCGTACAGGCCTAGTTTTTCTTTGTATTCTCTTAAACATTTATCCACATAATTTACGGTGTTCCAGTCGTCTTCAAGGTTGCTAATGTTATACTGGTCGCGCAAGTTAATTTTTCGTAGGCGAGCTAAGTTAATTAATCCTAAAATAGGATCGTTACTCGATACCATGGATGGGACGTCATCATCAAAGTTAGTGTTCTTTGACCCCCCTAAAGAGATACCGATCTTTTTACTCAGTTCTCTATAGTTGATCTCTTGCATTACTTGCTCGGGGCGGATGTCTGTCATGGTTAGTGCTAGTGAATGCAGGGTCCGAAAATAAACCAAGTCTTTCTTTGCGTCTAAACCAAAGCGAGCGGCGGCACGTTCTTTTGCCTCGTTTGCGGCTTTACGGGTAAAGGCAAGAAAAGAAATGCGGTGAGGGTGAGTACCCGCCGCTAAAGCTTCATCTACCATGTTTAGTAGAGTGGTCGTCTTCCCTGTTCCGGGCGGGCCAAAAATCCTAAACATTTCTAGTTTTTTCGCGTTTATATATTTGTTGAACCCGTTGTTTGGATATTCCGAACCACTTAGCTATTGCTGTCATGGTAACTTTTTGCTCATCAATAAGTCGAACAATTTCGGCATTACGCACGGCTTTAAATACATTTGGCATTAGAATGGAGCCTCCTGTTGTGATCCAAATTCAGGCGGATCAATATCAATATCTACATTATCAAAAGACGGGATTTGCCAGACGCGTACAGCACGGCTTTTGATCTTCATAACAAGGCTAGTTCCATTAATGTCCCGTAGGCGTTGAGCAATACGGTGTGACTTATATTCAAAGAACTTATTCTTTTTCAAGAAGTTTTCAAAATCTTTTAGGCGGAAGTATGTAATATTAACCTCTTCATCAGTCCAAGGTTTACGAAGTAAGATTTCTTCTTTATCTTGCGCAACCTGTAAATGGCGACAGAACTCTTCTAAGTAATCGTAAAACTGACCGCTTATACTAGCGTCTTGAGCCACCTCAATGATTGCACTTTCGTTATCTTTCATCTCGTTAAGCAGTGTGCTTATCCGAGCTTCCCATTGTTGTTTGGCAACAGAGCGTGGCATAAAGTTAAGCTGCTCCATACAAGCTTTTTGAAATGTCATCTGGTTCATCAATGCGTCAGTGTCCATTTCTAAGGGCTCGCCGTTTACATCCATAAACCAGACGGGTGGGGTAGAGTTATATTTTCGGAGATTTGCGATTGTAGCACCGGCTACCGCGGCTCCTATGCCGAACTTACGTGTCCGACATAAGTCTCTATTACAGTGCGAATTGATCGGAGCGTCTGAACATTTGTACGCGTAATCTTTCCGCTCTACTTGTTTGGCAACAACATTTACCTCCGAGAGTGGCAGTGGCGGAGATATGTACTCCATGTTGAAGCGTAAAATCTCTGACTCCCAACTGTCTGGATACGCCTTGCGTAAGTAAACACCGATGTTGAACAGACCATTATTTCGTCCTCCTTCGCTGATGCGAGCTTTACATAGTATCTGTAGGCAGGGCGGACCGTCCTTGAGTAGGTCGGTTTCTCCGCCACCTACTACTTGAAGCTTAACAATTTGTTCTGGAGTTTGTACATGTTTTTCGTACAATTCAATAAATTCTTCTAACGTTGCCGAAGTGCCGTCATCTAAGAATGCGTAACGTAAACCATTTTTGTGGTCATAATAAGGTAGATTAAGAAAGTTACCTACATCCCCGCGGTCGAGGTGTAGCTTAATCTGCTTTGGGAATATCTCACTCTCGCCATATCCGAGGGCCGCGGCTATTGATTGCAGAGCCTTCTGCATATCTTTAGCTTCTGTCCATTCACTTGCGAACAGGAAGCAATGGGCTCCGCCTGACTTTGAGCGGCAAACCACCATTGGTATTTTTAAACGGCGTATTTTATCTACGAGGATAGTGTGATCCAGAGGGTATTGATCAATATCTATACAACCCCACTTACAACAGTTGTCTTCGTTAATTGGAATAATGCCTAAACCGGCACCGGCTCCTGATAAATGGTTGCTCCAAAGTTTTTCATTGCGCGGTTCTCTTAATATGCCCGCTTTGCCTTTGGCCTTACCATTTGCCCCTGTATTTTCTATTCTAAAGTAGCCGTAGGCTTCTTTTAAACCATCAAAGATGGCCGTAAACTTTTCTGCTGACATTATTTACCCCACTCGAAAGAAAGCGGCGGAGCATTATTACCCCGCCGCATACATTAATTAAAACGGTATATCGTTATCGTTTTTACTTGATGCTTCTTCATCTGAGTGTTTCACAACAACATCCCCTGCGGTAATGCTTGATGCAAATTCTTTTGCCCGTGTATACATGTGAGCGTCTGACACTGGACCTTCTACTGACATTTCCCAACCATGCCATGAACCTTTGGAGTTTTCTTCCCCAATAGTCTTCAAGTCATAGATGTATGCAAAGCGTGGTGGTGTGAAAGGACCGTTTGATCCCATCATTGATCGTGACGCCATGATGCTGTTCCACTTACGCGATTTTTTAAGTTGCGTAGATTTCATTGCAATCAAAGCTGTTTCCATCGAACCGTCTTCCGCAAGCAGAACTACAAAGTGCTGGTGCGTTTCTTCGATGTATTCACCCGAACCGTCCATCACGTAATCTTTGTTGTCATCCTTAGACCGCTCTACTTTTGGACGAGCGTCACTTGGCTCATAGATAGCCGTTGGCGCACCGCTTCCAACGCCCCGTGGAGCCCACTGAATAAACCTACGTTGATATGCGCATGGAATTACTCGAATACCCGTCTTGCCCTTGTACAAGGCTCCTGTGACGGTGTTATAGATGTCACCTTTACGAGCGTCATCGTTGACGTCCAATACAGGGTCATTACCTGATAGAACTTTAAGAAACGGCAGGGCTAAATCTTCTTGCCCCAAATCCTGTAGACCACCACCGGCGTCCGCTTCAAACATTGCAGGGTTGAACTCAGCAACTCCTGTTTCTTCTTTTTTAGCCACTTCTTTTGATTGTGTCATATTACTTACCTTTTTTAATAACTGCGCGTTGACCGACATAAGCTCCGAATAATTCCATCGGAAACTCTTCTCCTGCCTCGCACCTCTCTTTGACAAACGCACGTAGCGTCTGAGGGTGAATTTCGGTTTTCTGCGTGGGCACAAAACCTTCTCTTTCAGCAAATGCTGAGAAAGCGTGGGCTTGATCGTCCTCGCCACGGCCAAACTGGCATAAGACAGTATTCTTTATAATGTCATCATACCCTTTATCACGTAGCCAATCATATGCTTGCGGACGATTGTTAACCAGTATGGAGGCTCCATACGTTTGTTTGACTTGAACGGTAGAACCGTCATCCAAGACAAAAGAAGAAAGGCCTATTTCTGCAAGCATTGCGGGCATGTCTTCGTCCGTAAGTTTTAAGTGCCTTTTCTTGGCGGCCTTGAGGTCTGTTTCAAGGTCATCAATGCAAAGTTCTTCATCACGGATTTGTCGGGCCAACTCAGCTACAGTAGTAAGGCCTTGTTGGTCTATCTTTTCGACAGAAGAGGCGATAGTATCCTCAAAATCTTGTTCCATCATCTTTAGTACGTCGTTACTCATTTCGAGTCTCCTTCGTGGTTAAAGGCACCGTTTGGGCCTTGACAAATACAGATAATATCTTATACCCTACAGTTGTCAAGAAGTTTTTTTAGGGGATACCTATGCACGGATTCAAATACAAAACCAACCCATATGATCACCAACGTAACGCGTTAGAAGCCTCGTGGGCCGAGGAGTATTATGCGCTGTTTATGGAAATGGGAACAGGCAAAACTAAAGTGGCTATAGATACCATGGCGGTTCTTTTTGAAGCTGGCAAGATAGATTCTGCGTTAGTTGTTGCACCCAAGGGGGTTTATGACAATTGGGTCAAGAATGAGATACCAGCTCATCTACCCGATAGGATAAATCGAAACATCTTACGTTGGACGCCCGTTAAGACAAAACGTATGGAAACGGACTTAAAAGACTTTATTGTGGGAGACTATAAGGGTCTTAAATTGTTTGTAATAAACATAGAGGCGTTTTCTACGAGCCGTGGGACGGAGGCCGCTTTAGCGTTCTTATATCAAAACCCTAATAACATTGTGGTTGTGGACGAAAGCACCACAATTAAAAATCGTAAAGCGGCCCGGACAAAGAACATTTTAAGGTTGCAGGAATACTCAAAGTATCGCCGTATCTTAACGGGCTCACCAATAACAAAAAGCCCTATGGATTTGTTTAGTCAGTGTGATTTCTTAAAGAACAAGGCGCTAGGGTTTAACAGCTACTTTGCTTTTCAGGCGCGGTACGCCAATATTCAACAACGCACCATGGGTCACCGGAGCTTTCAACAGATCGTAGGTTACAGGAGGTTAGAAGAACTTTCTGAAAAGTTAGATTTGTTTAGTAATCGTGTATTAAAAGAAGACTGTTTGGATTTACCTGAGAAAGTTTATGTACGCCGTGAGATAGAGTTTACGCCAGAGCAAAAAAAACTTTACACACAAATGAAAAAGTTAGCTTTGGCAAAGTTAGACAGTGGGGAGCTTGCAACAACGGCTAGTGTTCTTACGCAGATCATGCGCTTACAACAGATATGTTGCGGTTTTCTACAGCCCGACGAGGGGGAAATACAAACTATTGCAAGCAACAGGCTAAAGGAATTATTGGAGCTAACGGATGAGGTGCAGGGTAAGGCTATTATCTGGGCTACTTATACGCATGACATCTTACGCATAGAACGAGCGCTACAAGAAAGATTTGGTCTGGACTCTGTGGCAACATACTTTGGCGGTACTCCACAAGATGAACGTCAGGCTATTGTTACGCGCTTTCAAGATAAAAACGATCCACTTAGGTTCTTTGTGGGGCAACCCCGTACAGGCGGGTATGGCATTACACTTACAGCCGCCAACACCGTAATTTACTTTTCAAATAGTTATGACTTGGAGATTAGATTACAGTCCGAGGATCGCGCCCACCGCATTGGACAGACAAACAAGGTCACCTATATTGACATGGTTTCGCCTGATACAATCGATGAAAAAATACTAAAGGCGTTGCGCAGTAAAATTGACATTGCCGGTCAGGTGTTGGGAGAAGACGCTAAAGACTGGTTAAGGTAAAAGCGCGTCACTTCTTTGTTAAACGGCTCCACCACCGCTAAAAAGTTTAAACAATCCGCCAACGCCTTGTGGTTCAAAGGCCCTCGCCATTTCACCCCCACCGCCTAGCATTTCAGCGGATGCAAGGTCTGATGACCGGTTTAGTGGTTCAAAGGCCGTCGCTATTTCACCATACGACGGCATTTCACCCCCACCCCCACCGTCTTCACCTATAGCTTGTGTAGTCATTTTTAAGCCACCACCAAACGCCATCCCACCCCCACCGTCTTCACCCATAACTTGTGTAGTTGAAAACCCCATCCCCATCCCACCCTCACCGTCTTCGCCTACAGCGCGTGTTATACCGCTGACGTTGACGGCATCGGGGACTTTATCAAACGCAGAAAGGCTATCAAGGTGCATTTGTCCACCGCCAAAGCCAAAGCTTTCTTCTGCTCCAAAATGAGCCCGCTCTGCCTCGTCAACTAATTTTACAAAATGTTCTACATCTTGTTGGGCAGATTTTTGTACTGCATCTTCCGCCATTTTACCGTAAGTTCCCATCAAATACTCTTGATAATTTTGTAATGGAGAACCTCGTAAATCAGCTACGTCTCGGCCAAACTGGTTTTGGTCTTGAAACATTCCGCCGACGCCTTGCATTGGTGTTATTGAGCTTGAATAAGGGGAGGATACGGGACCACCCATAGCATATTTTACAATTGACATATTAACTTCCTAAACTTCCTATACCACTATTTATTAATTGTGTTGCCGAATCATTCGGAAATAAAGCGGCGTACCTAGTTCGGTCCACTGGGCCAGAAGGTTGTACGGGTGCCTGATTAACAGGCGAAACGTTCTGTGGGACAAAACTAGGTGCCGGAACCGTAGCAGCACTGATGGGAGGTTTAGCTACTACAGTATTCAAAGCCCCTTGTTGATTTGAGGGTGGTAAGGGTACATTTTCTTCAATAAGGTTTGGATTAAAATCTTCTGGGTCTGGAGAATCCTCGACTGGATCGTCTTGAATTGCAAAAATACGACGTGGCGCGGTGGAGTAAAAACCTTTTAGTAAATAGTCTTGAATAGTTCCAACCACTCCTTTTCTCTGACCTTCATCTCCGTAACGACGAAGCATTTTTGCCATTAGGTCAGGGTTCATTAAAAGGTCTACCGTAAACAACATTCTTTGACCTTGAGGCATTCTCAAGAAAATGTTTCTCATGGCTTCCGCACCTTTACCTGCCGCAATAATTGACCCGGGACCGCCCGTGCCTCCTGTCAGTAAACTTTGTGATTTTGTACCAATTGCGGAACCTGACACAGCCAAAGCAAAGTCTAAAAGTGGTTTTGCTTCTTCAAAGTTTTCACCTAATAGACTGGCGGCATCTGTTGTTTTTACATCAATCAAAGCTTTGAGAGTCTTTTTAATACTTCCTATGTCTCGGTCATTAAAAACACCTTTACTCTGAAGATACTCTGCCATTGTTTTGTAAGTATTTCGAGTTCCTCGGCGAAATTGATTATCTCCTACTAATAGTTTTTTCTCAAATAATTCATTGTACACGCCGATAGGGTCTGAAAGGGCTTTGTTTTTTTTCTGTCCCGGACTAAAAACTAGATATTCAAACATAGATGCTTTAAAGCCGTCTATTGCCTCATCACGACCCACGGACAAAGTTGTAGGCGTTATAACAGAATTAGGAATTGTTTGAGAAGCGTTGTAGGCCTTGGTTTCATCAAAAAAGGTTTGAGTCATATTTAGTTCAGGGTCAAACACTTTATAAACCGTACTTTTTGTTGTTTGTCCTTTTTTTGGAATTACTTCTAATAATTTATCTAAAGATTTTACCTGATCTTTACCTTCTTTCATGGCCTCTGCAATAGCAGATTGAGGGTTGTTACGGATTTCGCCACTTCTGTTTCTAAGTAAGGTTGAAAAATTGATTTGTTTATTTATTAACGCTCGTTGCGCATTATTGTTTTTTGTAACATCTTTAAAAAGAGTTTGCGCAATATCAAACTGTTTTAAATCAGCAAACATTTCGGGAAAATAATTTTCTAACTCTGCATTTTTGTTTATCCAATCGGCCAAACGTTGTTCAGATACGACACCTGTTTGAGGGTCTATAGACTCGACCCGTGCGGCGCGAACAATACGATCCAAAACGCCGTGAATAGAATCTACAGCGCCTTCCCCTCCCGGAATTTTTTGTTTACGCATAAATTTACCAATTTCTTCAATATCTCTAATTTTTAAGAAGTTAGGATCAAACCTAGATTTAGTAAACTCCGCCGCTATTATTTCTGGAGAAATTCTAAAGCCACCGTCTCTAGTTTCAGCCAAAGCATCTCCTACATAGCTACGGTAAAATACATCTGAAAAAGCTTTAGTGTAGGCATTGGCCGTTTGAAGGTTTTTTAAATCTTTTACGGCTAACTCGTCTCCCGCAAAGTCTGCAAACCTTGATAAATCATCTTCCACAGCCGCGACAAACATACCAGCGGCACGTCTAACGGACGGTGATTTATCTCCATTTCGGGAAATTTCTAAAGCTTGTGTTCTTATCTGGCGAAGTTCGTCTAAGGGTATGCCTTCCGCGCCTATTTGTTCTACTGAAACAGAACTGAGAGGGTTATCTGCAATAAACTCCATTTTTTCAGCCATTACAATACCGGGATGATCACCGGGACGTAAGGATTCTGTTGAAACATACTTTCTAATTTCAGACGCTTTACGTGCCGCAGTCATACCATTAGTAGAATCTATAAACTTAGAAAATTTACTCGCTTCTGCTTCGTTTAACCCTTCCATTAAAGAAGCAACACGTACATCAAAATTGTTTAAAGCTTCTTTTCGAGCTAATCTATCTGCTTCGGTTGTGCCGCCAATGCCTTGTCGGCCTTTTTTTTCTATAAGGGCGTCCATATAAGAATCATAAAGGTTAAACGTATCTTTTACTTTCTCACCTTTTCTTTTGTTTCGGGCTTGGCGTACACCGTCAATCATTTCATCAGTAACATTTTCAGGCAAACCATCGTCTGTAAAGTTAGGGCTAATTGATTTATTAAAGTTGTCAAAGATTTTTACGGTTCCGGAACCTGTTAATTTAGTTCGAGATTCTTTATAAGCCTCTAATTTAGGGTTATCTAAACTGATCGTTTGATTTAATCCAAGCTTGTTTGAAAATCTTTGAGAAAATAGATACAGACTTTCCAACTCTTTTTTTACGACACTCTCGTCAATAACGTTTTCATCTATTAGGAACTGCATAAAGTTAGGAACAGAAGTGGGCTCCCCATCTTCTGTAAAGAATTTGTTAACTTCAACGTTACCAACTTTGGAATAAAGAGTTCTTTGTTGGCCTCTAGCAAATCTCTTTTGAGCGGAAAGCATATCAAAAAGTCTGTTTGATAAGTCCATTATACTTTCGCTTTCTAGAATTTCTTGTTGTTCTTCTGATAAAGGCAGACCAGAGGAATCAACTGCGGGTACATTTGATTTTTTAAGTGTCTCAAGATTGGATAATAGCGCGTCTTCTGCATTACGAAGACGCCCGTTTAAAGTTTGTTCAAACACAGCCTCTTGTATTTTTGCCGCAATTATAGTGCTTTCTCTTGAAAATTCAGTCCCTTCACCAAGCGCTAAAGTTCGTAAAATTGAATCCATCTGCTCTATTTCTTTTGTTCTTGACGCTTGTTGAGCGTCGCTCAATTCCTTAAAATCTCTAGCTAAAGCTGCTTCCATCGCTTGTATGACAACACTTTTAGAAGCTTGTCCGGAGGTCTGTTTTACACCATCTATTGTTTTGTATTGTTCAAGGTTTGTAAATAACGTTTGCATTTGTTCAGGGGTATCCAGTTCGCCCATCTTTTCCAACTCGTTTAAAATCAGTTTAAAACCACGAGCTTGTTTGCCTTCCTCAATCCCTCCTCTAACTGTTTCCTTTGCGCCTCCAAGAAAGCCTCTATCCTTAACGTTTGTTACAAGTTCTTTTACATAAGGTTTGATTTTAGAGCTTACGGCCATAAGGGTTTGACCCCCTAATAAAGGAGTTGCCACTCCACCTAAAAGTTCAAAACCCATTTCAGACATTCCAAAAGGATCAGTTTTTGCGGCTTCTCCAACAAAAGTACTTGCGCCCCCCGCAGCAAGTGTCTCGTAGAAAAGAGTTAAGCTTTTATTTTTTCGGGCGTCTTTACCAGACTTTTTTAAAGCATTTTCCATAGTTAACAACATTCTCAATAGTTTAGGAGATGTTTTACCTTGAAGGACCGCAGCTACGCCTCGTTCGTTTAAATCATTTACATTCAAAGGGCCTTGAAACTGTTTTCCCCCACGGGTACCCACGTATTCACCCTTTTGATTAAACTTATTTTGAGCGGTCTTTTGCGCTTCTTTCCATTGTGTAGAAAAAGATTTATTTTTTCCTGTTAAATCAAACGCCCTACCAAATTGTCCCGGATTACTAGATAATCTATTAGCAAAATAATCTGTTAGCATGTTTGTTGAGGCTCGATCTGCATAAAAAGCATACGGTGTAAAGCTTAAAACGTCCGCGGCAGCTTCCCCCCGTCGCATAACAGAATATGATTCTGGGGTTGGAAGTTTTTTTTCACCTAAAAAAAGTTCACTAAAAGGTTCTGCCGCTTTGATGTTGGCATATATACTTGCGCCTATCCCGGTTATATAAGGGAGAGAAAAACGACCGGCAGTGTAGGCCGTTTGGCCTGCTTGTAATGTCTTTAATACCGCGTCCATAGGTCGGTAGCCACTCATTGGTATTTTTTGAGTAAGAGGTGGTAAAAAGCTTTGGATTCTTTTACCCGCCGCAAAACCAGTACCGAACGCTATACTAGAGGGAACATTTGCCACGGCGCGACGGCCTAAACTTGCTAAAAAACCTTTTTCTTCCATATTGGTTAGTTTTTCAAGAATCATTTCATCCGTAAATCTTAAACCTTTAGTAAATTTAGAAGTACCGTTTTTTAATTCTTGATAGCTACCCATACCTGTTTTGCTGTTAAACTCAGTAGCCGCTTGAATAGCAAACGCTTGTGTAGGGCTATAAGAAGCAGGAAGTTCCTCTTGCCCCTCTTTATTTGGAAACCGTCTAGCCCCTCTGTTTGAAAGGCTTTTACGACCTTTGAAAAGAGTCATAATATCTTTAAAATATTCGGGAGAAAAATTTATGCGTCCATTTTTATTAAAGTCGGCGTAATCAAAATTAGGGTCTAAACCATCCGGTATTGTGTCATCTACCGGCATAGGAGGAACTCGAAACTCTTCTGTTTCAACAACAGGTTCAACAAACTCTTCTGTTTCAACAACAGGTTCAACAAACTCTTCTGTGTCTATGATTACAGGATCAGCCATTTAAAATTTACCTTTTTACTTGGGTTTTAAAGCGTCGTTTAATTGTTGTAATAACAAGGTTTCTTTTCCACTTCTCTCTATAGCGGCAGGGTCTTTACCACTAACGTCCGCATCTATTTGTGCTAACAATCTATAACCTGCGGCAAGGTCTCTCAGAACAGGAAGTCTTTGACGTTTGACAGACACAGAGCCTTGACCTGTTGCCGCCATAGGAACAGACTCGTCGGCGATGGCCTGCTCAGTAAGTTCTATGTGACGTTGCAACCTTAAATACAGATTAAGAGCTTTTGCTCGCGCATCTCCTTCACCTTGCCAGAATTTAGCAGGGTCTGGAGTAAGAGCTTCTAACTTTTTACCTTGGAAAACACTGTCTCTTATTTCTTGAGAAGCCATAAATAATGTTTCAAACTCTTGGTTTAAGTTTGTTACTGCGGCAGTGGCATTTTTAGCGTCTATGAAAGGTGCGTCCATATAACCAAAGGTTAATGCTTCTAAACCCCTGTTTGCTAATTGTTGAAGGAAAGCTGGACTGCCCCAAGCGTTTTCGTTTAGGAACTCCGCCAGAGGTGCCGTACCAACAACTTTTCCATTATCCCGATTTAAAAGAAGGTCCATTTGAGCCTCAATGTCGTCTTGTGGGAAGTATACATTTGTTGGAAGGCTAAGACCCGCTAGTTTACGAGCTTGAAGCGCTTTAATTTGAGCTTGGTTTAAAGGACGACCCGGTTGCGTTACTAAAGTTTTAGTAGCTTCGTTATAAGATGTTTCCGATGGAAGCGTATAAACACTTAATGCCGCTTCCATAGAGGCGGTATCTATACCATCTGTTTCACGAGAAAGTGTTCCTGAAGCATATTTTTCCAACAACCCTTCGTTTGAAACAATTCCCATAACTTTGCCGAGAGAGCCTGATCCAAAGACGTCTGGTAGAGTTGAACCGTCTATCAGAACAGTTTGTTGTTCTCCCACAGGTTTTTTAGGGTCTATTTGGTAAAGAACATCATTTATAACTTTACTATAAGGACGATTATCATCTCGTCCTTCTTGGTCAATTTGTGTAACTAAATCACGTTTTTCTTTGGCGATTTGCGTTTCAAGATTTCGACCTTCTTCTCTGATCTTAGTTAATTCGGCCCGCGCTTCTGCCGCTGTTTTTCTAGCTTCGGCTCTAGCTTCCGTACTAAGAGTAGTATCGTTTGCACGAGCTTCAGCTCGTATTACGGATTCTTCCGCTCGTTGCTCTTTATCTTTAGCAAAAGCATCATTAATGAAAGCCATAGCTTCCTCATTTTCGGCAATGTACTTCTGACTCATTAATGTTTCAGCGCGTTTTAAGCCTTCTGCTGTTCCAACGTTTACAGACTCTTGTAAAACGTTACCGTTTTCAATTTTATAGAAACTAATAGCTTCAAATTTATCCGGCCCTGAAGCAATAACTGTTCCGTCAGACGTATCAATTACTTTTTGACCGGCGGATAAAGTAATTGTTTCTTTAGTTTCTTTACCCCTAGCAATAACCTTTCCGTCAGAGCCATACAGTATTTGATCTTTACCCAAAAGGTGCGTAACTGCGGGTTTTTCCGCTCCACGAGCAATTTCAACTCCCTTTATGTCATAAGCAATCTGTCCCTGAGAAAGATTAATTACTTGAGGATTGGCCGCTTTTTCTACAATAAGGTTTCCAGTTGCATCGTAGGCCGCTTGTCCCGGACTAAGAGTGTAAGTGACAGGTTTTGCTGACATCGACGCAATTTGGACTCCTTTTTCATTAAACACCGATTGACCGGGCGATAATGTAATTGTTTTAGGGTCTCGTGTATTGTTCGTAGCCAAAACATTTCCGAGCGAGTCAAGTAACTGACTTCCGGGCGCAAGCACAGATGGTTTCGTAGTCGTAGTCGCGGCTAATTTTTCAGCCCCTAATTTAGCTTGAGAGGATTGCAACGCGGCTAGATCAATCGCTCGTTTTTCAGAGGCCTGACCTTGTTTAAATTTCAACAATTCACCAGACCGTGCGCCGATGTTACCTAACACAGGTTGAGCTACTTGAGCTAAACGCTCCGCAGGGCTCATGGGCCGTTCCCCCGGAGTGGCAAATGCCAAGGCCCCTTGCGCAATGTCAAACAACATTTGAGCTTGGGTCATTTTTTTCTGTTCGTCATAAGCAGCTTCTTGATCGCCACTATCTATTAATTGATTGTATAAAGCTTTGTCTTGCTCAAAAAGTTGCAAGGCTCTTGGATCAGGACCGGCGACACCACCCGAAACCATATACTGGACCGCGCCGCCTTGATTAAAATTTACAGGAACAGGAGCCTCCTCTGCACCCATATTTACCGTGGACATAATGCCTCCGGCCATATCCCCTTCTATAGGGGTGTTCATTGCTTCGGGAGCTAACTCGCCAATGCCTTGATCAACTGCCGCCATTTGCATAAGGGGTTGAACCAAGGTTAAAACCGATTCTGGTGTGCTTTGAGCATCTTCCTCTCCAACCATCTCCGCTAATTCCATCCGGCGCTCTTGCAGAGGCATTTGATCGCCTCGGATTGAGTTAATTATACCCTCGTAATCTTCATTTTCAGCGGCGGCATCTATACCTTGAAAGTTTCCTGAGGCCTGCCCTAACATTTGTTCTAAAATGGCGGGATCAAGCCCTGCTTGTGTCGCCATATCAGAGGCTTGCGCCATGTTTTCTATTTCCGGAGGTGGCATACCGGCCATTGATGGAGGCGGTGCCATTGTTTGTTGTGGCATACCGGCCATAGCCGCCGAAGGTTCCCCACCCATTTGCATTCCTACGGGTGTCCTTGGAGCCATTTGGGGAGAAGGAGCCATTTGGGGAGAAGGAGCCATTTGGGGAGAAGGAGCCATTTGGGGAGAAGGTGCCATTCCCTGTTGTTGCATTATCTGTAAAAGCTCTGGTACCGTAATACCTAGCCTCTGAGCTTCCATGGCAACAGCATCCATAGGCTCTCCACCTTCTTGCATTTTAACGCCTCTGCCTTGCAAAATATCAGCATACGTTACGTTTCCATCCCCGTTAAGGTCCGGAAATCCTGCGGCTCCGCCTTTTGCAAACATTTGTCGTTGCATTACACCTCTATCCATCATTTAAAATAACCCCGCTTGTTTTCCGCCGGCGTAAGCCGACAGACCTGCTACGCCAAGTCCCAAAATGCTTTGAGCGGGCGATACTGAAGGTGCCGTAGTTGCCGATAGACTTTGTTGAGACGACGGAGCGCCCTTATAAATATCTGACAAAAACGAGACCCGTTGATATGGTTCGTATGCTTGTTGTAATTCTGTTTGCCGTTTAGCTTCCAATTCGGCTTGGTTTTGCGCTTGATATTGTTTTCCTATATCAAACAAGAAGCCAGTTTGTTTTTGACCCATGTTTTGACCTAACTCACCAAGAGATGCTTGTTTGATACCCAGATTGCTAAGTGCCTCGCCTTGTGCCAAGGCCATTTGTCCTTGTTGTGCGCCAAGCCCACCAAGGCCTTCGCCCAACCGGCCTTGCAACTCGGAGCCTTGTAGCCCTAAACCGCCTGCCGCTTGTGCGCCTTGCATTCCCATGTTGGCTTGCGCCTGACCAAGTTGACCTTGCTGACCGGCCATCTGACCGGCAAACTGCTCGCCTGCAAGAGTGGTTTGACCCGCTTGAGCGGCAATTCCAGCCTGCGCTTGCGCGCCCTGCAAGCCTAATTGACCCTGTTGACCTGCCATTTGACCCGCTAATTGAGCCGCATTCATTCCGGTTTGCGCAGAAAGCTGTTGTAAGCTCATGCCCGTTTGAGCCAAGGCTTGTGCGTTTGCCGAAGCCATCTGCTCGGCTGACATACCAATGCTCGCCGCGGCCTGCGTACCCTGTAGGCCGAGTTGACCAGATTGATTATAAGCAGAAAGACCTAACTGTCCACCTTGAGTAGCACCTTGCTGTGCTAACTGTTCTGCCGACATACCGGTTGTAGCTGCTAACTGCTCTGCTGAAAGGCCTAATTGACCCTGTTGTTGCGCAGTTCGAGCCGCTAATTCTTCTGTGGACAAACCAAGTTGTCCTGCTGATTGCGCAGCCTGTATACCCGCCGAAGCACCTTGTGAGCCGAGGGCCCCTGTAATTTGTGCGGCTTGCTGTCCTCTAGCTTGTTGTGATTCAAAAGCTTGTTGCGCTCTTTGTGAAGCACTTTCAAACCCTTGCTGGCGCATTCCTGCGGCAGTACGGCCTTGCTGTTCCAGCACATTCCGAGCCATTTCGGCTTCTTGGACACCCTGTCTTGAACCACCAAACGCTCCAGCACCTACGGCTTGTGCCCGTTGGCCTTGAGCCGCGATGTTACCTTGACGTTGGATGTCGGATAGAGCCTGTTGAACAGCCGCATCTTCGTACTGGTTCATAAATGCGCCAGTAGAATTAGGGTTAAAAGCTCCCGTTGTTCCGCCTAAAGCGGCAATTCCTGATTGTGCTGTTTGAGTACCTAATGCTCCGGCTTGTTGTAAAGCTTGCGCTGCGTCAGAAGTAATGTCTCGGGCACCAGTAATAGCAGATTGTGTCTGTGCCGCGGCTTGTTGAGCCGCCGTCTGGCCACCTGTTCGAGCTTGTCCCGCAACATTTCTAGCCAATGTTGAAACATCGTCAATTCCGCCCATTGCTCTTTCATAAGCACCGAGACCTCCAGCACTAGCTTGTTGAGCTGCGTTTAGGGCACTTCCGCCTAATGCACCGTAAGTTCGGGCTTGGTCTGTAGACTGACCTAACTGACCCGCTAACGTGTTTTGAACGTTTGTACCACCGTATCTGGAGGCGTCTGCAACTTGCCCCGCCATACCTGCGGCACCCGTCATTCCTTGTTGAGCAGCACTAATTTGACCGGGTATAGCGTCATAAGCGGCCAATTGATCTGCTGTGGACTGTCCTGCGGCTAATCTTGCGTTATCTGCGGCAGTTCCAAGACCTAAAGTGGATGTATCTGTAGCGGATTGACCTGCCCCAATTGCGTTTGTGATCCCTTGTTGAGCAGCACTAATTTGACCGGGGATAGCATTAGCGCCTTGCCGCATAAAGTTTGAGGCCTCATCAAAAAGAGGCGCACTCCCAGCTACAGCTCCGCCGATAGCAGTTTGAGCATCACCAAGCGTGTACCCAGCCTCAGTTAAAAAAGGTTGATACCCACCAATCCCTGCTTGAGCAAGTTCACCCGCTTGTATTTGTAGACTGCTCATCTCCGCAACCATTTGCGGAGGTATTTCTACGCCTTTATCAGAAAGTGCTTTAGCGGATTTTAACAGCCCAATTTTGTAGGCTTCAATATCGGGGGCTTCGCGGACTATTTGTTCTGTTCTTTCGACCATTACGTTGTTGCCCTTTCACGATTTTCAAGGTTACGCATTACTGAATACATGTTTTTTATACCTTGGTCCATATTTCCGTTACCTAACCCTTTTACTGCGTCGGTAGTCATTACAAACTCTCCGGGCATAAGCATGGCACGAACACTGTCTTGATTAGGGATGCCTTCATCCGGCATAATTCCGCCATTTCTACGAGGGAATACTTGACCACCGTCAGCCAAGGTTTGACCCACAAAAGGTCTAGCAAAAGGCCCGCTTGGGGTACTTCCTTGTAGAAAATAAGAATTTGGATCAAGGCCTGCAAATTGTTGTGCGGGTACGACAGGAGATGTAGTCAGTTCAGGCGCTTGATATGTACTTAAACTAGCTAATCCGCTTTGAGAAGTTTCCGCCGCTCTGCGTTCAGCTTCGGCTCTACTAATATACTGACCAGTTTCAGAGTCTAAAACTTGGTTTCCAATGTCTTTAATCATATATTGGCTTGGATCAGCATTTACTAAATCTGTGCCGGTAGTTACACTTCCGTCTTCATTGAGACCAAAAAGGTTGGGGTCTTCTTGTTCCGGGGTTGTAAAGAAACCAGACGCCGCCGCACCGGCTGTTCCGAGTGCGGCCGCTGGGCCATATGTACGCATAAGTCCTGCGCTAGCCATACCAGCCTTTTTAGTGGCCAAGGCTAAATCCGCCGCAGTGGCCGTATTCATAGTCTTATTCGCACTTGTTAAGAAATCAGTCGCTGTTGGCGCGTTTGCATTTGGCATGAATGCGTTTTGCATAGACTCCCCAAACCCTTTACCGCCCGGAGTAAAGGCGTCTTTAATGCTCTCACCAAATTTAGGTGTTTCATAAGTGTTTATTTTGTTCGCCGCAGTGGTAGTGTCGGCACCTGTAGTGTTGGCACCTGTAGTGTTGGCACCCGAAGTTGAAGTCAAAACATCAGATGAAGTTGCTCCAGCCGTAGGTTTGAAGTCAGAAAACAACGTTTGTTTACCCGCATTTGCGGCTTTTGCGGCTTCTCCGCCAAAAACATTTCCAAAAGTAGTTTTAGCGCCTGATATTGTTTGTCCAAAACGAGCCGCGGGGTTTGCTAAAGAATCGGTGAACCCGCTCATAAATGTTTTACCGGTCCCTGACATAACGTTACCTACGCCCTTCATGGCCCCGCCGGTAACACCTGCGACAAGAGCCGATTTAAGAGCATCTTTTATTGAACCCCCTTGAATAAGCGTTCCAATTCCAGAGCCTAGAGCCGCACCATAAATAGCTCCGAGAGGCGTCATCGCCAAAGCAATAGGCAGAATAATAGGCGCAAGCTTTTTAACTACTTTAACAACCGTTTTGACTACTTTTTTAACTTTTTTAATTACTTTTCTATAATATTTCTTAAAGAAGAACTCGGCCGCGCCCGTGTCGGGGTTAATGCTGTTGGCTTTAGCACCCACAATGTAGCGTTCAGGGTCTTTTACACCTTGCTGTTCTAGGAAAGCAAATATAGTTTCTTTCATTTCAGGGTTTTCTTCAATGAATGCTGCGGGAATAATTAATTCACCTGTTTGCACGTGAGCCATTGTATCATCGCCCTCACGACCCATGGCCGCCATCTTTTTGGTTAAGGCGGGAAACTGTGCGATGCCTTCATCGCCAAACTCTTCCGATCCATCGTCCTCCGGTCCGTAAATCTCGTCCGCGTCCTTGTCTGACATTACAAAGTCTGCAATACCACCTTCAGGAACGTCCATTGTGTCAATCTTTTTTGCTGTCTCTGCCATTATCCCGCTCCACCTGTGATACTATCAGGCATAGTTACCTGAATTATTGTACTTCTATTTTCCCCGCCAGTCCATAAAGAACCGCAATTAGGGCAATTACCGTCTGGATAAGAAGAAATCTCTTCAGGGGTATCGACCTCATTATTACATGTAGCACATTTTACCACCTCTCGGCTAGTGGCAGGACGCCATTTTGAGCCGTCGGGCATTATAATTACTGTTTCAGTCGTCATGTTATTGCTACCGCGACATTACCCACGGCTCCCGTTGCTGTTGATCCTCTTAAATAAGGCTTGTTTTCAACAGTAATACGAAGTTCGTCGCCATACTGAAAAACACCCCCAAGAGGTAAATTATAGTTGTCTGTCTGTAAATTAGGCAGAGTTAAAGCCGAGGCCTGCCAAGGTCCCGGATTATTTATTTGACCTAAAAACACCGAAAAGGCCCGCATTACTTCCATTTGGTGAGCTTGCTCGTAGTCAGTTGGGGCTAACGGAAAGAAGGGAAGAACAAGACCTCTACTCATCTGCGCCCATCCGGCCTTACGTCAATTCGAGGCGTACCCAAACGCCATCCCACCCCCGTGTCATCGGAGGCTATCTTAAAGGCAAAAGATCGTCCCCGGAGGCGCAAATTAACTTGGTTTGTAAATTGTTCAATTGGAACGGTAGACGTGCGAGCAATGTTCTTGGTACTAACCGTGTGGTAATTAGCTCCCGGAAAGTTCCGTGTTTCAAAGGTAAAATCAACCACGGGAGAGGGAGACGTGGACTTTGAGAACGTAACATCGGGTATCATTTTGCTTAGGAAAACAAAGTTGTCTCCAGAGCCCATCGCAATTTGACTGCTTTCTATATACGCATTGATTGCCGCGGGAGGATTAGCGCTTCCATCATCTACGCCAAACTCATGGAAATACAGGTACCCATCGGTAGAGGCCGCAATGGGGTACTGCGCAATACCCCTGTCAACCCAAGCCGTCCGCGATAACTGTCCGTAATACCAAATTTTTTCTTGGTAGTTGTAGACAACGTATCGATCCACTGATGCGGAGTTAGATGACGGATAAAACCACCATACTTCTGAATAAGAGGAGTTAATTGAGGCCGTAACTTTTTCTTTTTGTTGCGTATTAAAGTCCTCAAACACATAAGCCCGGACTGAGCAAGGAAGCTTTTGAACACCCCCACCATACATGTAAAATTCTTCCTCACCCATCCAAAACACCATGTCGTCCACTGCAACAGCGGACAAAGGACTGGCTATTGTTATGTTTTCAGAAATAAGGTTAATACCAAACGTAAACGGAGGCCCTAAATACTGCATTGCGTGAAGCGATTTATCGGTAAATACCAAGATTTGTTGGCGTGTTTCGAGGGCCGTGATTATTTCAGAGCCTGTGCCTATACTTAGATCACCGGCCGTGTTGGTTGCTTGCGCGGACCACGTAAGAGGGTTTTCTTGGTCTGAAAACCGGATTAAAAGAGGGTCTTGAACCCCTATATTTGTCTCGGAATCACATCCAAAAACAATAACGTGTCGATCCCTGTCGGAAATCAGGATTTGTTTTGCGACAGTTGGGGTCTTATCGTCCGCCCCCACCAGTTTTGATAGTTCTACCGCAGGTTCATAAGGTGCTGAACTGGAAGATTTGTCCCAGTAATAAATGCCGCCGTTGCGAACATTAATAATTAAGTCTTCACCAAAGTTATCGTGGCTCCAAATACGCAGCGTATCGCCCACCGCAGTTAGGTTAGCCGCAGAACCCCATGTTCCACGAGACCATGTACTTGCACCCCAGCCCGTTCCGGCTACGGTAGTGTCCAAACCAACGGTGATTTGGTACGTGCCCACGACGCTAGAACCGCCGTTTCCGGTGTCCGATCCGCTGGCCACGACCAAAGTAGGCGAATACTGACCGTCAACAGTGATTTCACTAACCGTTGCCACTTCTCGGGCGTTAATTTGGTAAGTACTACTGTTTACCACGTCAATTACTTGATATTCTTGGTTCAAAACAGCCGCGGTTACATTTCCGCCTAACGATGCGGCTCCCGAAAACGTAACGAAATCGTTATCTGAAGCTCCATGATTTGTGTTGGTTACGGTAATAACCGAAGAGTTGTTTGTCGCGGAGAACGTAACGGCCCCCGCGGAAGTTGTTACTCGAATAGGTGTAATATCGTTATATCCACCCCCTTCGTTTATGTAGTATTTTAAGTGCGTTCCCACACCTAAAAAGCTTGTGCTGTTTAACGCGACGAATGGTTTAAGTGCCCGACAGCTTCCTAAAAAGCTTTTGCCTGAATACTTTTCCCATCCGCCCATTTTTTCAGGAGTGCCAAAACGGAACCGAACCATATCACAGTCAAACCATCCCCCTTCGTTGGTATACGAGGTGGTTTCTCTATTTACGCCGGGGCGAAACTGTAACTTGGTAAATGCCATTTCATAGCCTTATCTATTCAGAGTTTTTGTCAGCTTCTTTAGTTAGGTCAAAATTAGGAAGCCGTGTAACCATTACCAGCACTGATTGCATTTGTAGTAGCAGTCATAGACTCACTACCCCAGTCTGAT